TTGGAAAAAACCACCTAAAGAACATGTAACCTGATGTGAATCACTTCTAATTGATTCTCGCCTGAACGTTTCATATTCAATTGTACCATCAGGATTTATAGAAATAATTGTACCTGTCATAGCCTTTAGAGTTTCAAAAGCATCAAAACCGAGCTTACTCGTACAAATTTTAGCCGTTATCCAGTCTATGAGCATGATTTTACTACCTTTTTAGAGCTCTTTATTTCTAAAAACCAACCTCTAACTTTCCAGTACACTGGACTATCCCCAAGTGTTACAGGAAACTTGGGGATTAAATCGCAAAAACCAAAACCAAAAAAAACAAAAGAAAAAAGAAGTTTGGCAGGGTGGCAAGTGTGAATTAAATTAATAGAATTTTGCAAAGTTTGATAAACAGGTGAAATAACGCCTTTCATCAGCCCTATAATTAAATTAAACGCTGAATAGGTTGTTACCCCTCGAACATCGCAAGCTAATCGAAATACGATAAAACAAAGACTTTTAACGCTGCGCTCCATGCTACGCATATAATCAAACATCATCGTAATGTGTATTATCTGAAATAATTACATCTACAAATAAATCCTTTTCAGGATCTAAAAGCGAATTAATTAATTTATAAGCCGCGTCAATAGTTTTAAAGTTTCTTAACTCGTTCTTTTGAGTTACTAAATGAGCTCCATCTATATCATTACTTTCAAACTCGGCTTTAAAAGAGAAATAGATAAAAATAAAATTCGAATCAAGAATTATCTTAACCCTTGAAAACCCTTGTTTTAAAGCTGTTTGTTTAATTTGATTTAATTGTAAATTCATTTTGAAATAGCCTCTACAGTGTAACCACCTATAGTTCTATTGGTGTTTATTGAATACCGTACATCATCACCAACAGAACAACCAAGGTTCATAGCAGCTTTAAAGGCATCATCACCTTTAAAGAAAATGACATTACTTGTCGAGTGTTGAAGTACAATTTTATTTTTATCTATGTGAATAATTTGGTTAATCATTTTTTTAATTCCTTATCTCTAGTTGATAAGTTCATTATACAGCTATTAATTTAAAAAGCAAGTTTTAAATTCAAATAACAAAAACAAATTAAATACAGTGTTTATTAATAAAAACTAAACGCTGAGAAATCAAAGACAAAAAGTAATCAATATCTAAATTAATAGAATACGTTGTTAATTCATCTTGAGAAAGAGACAGAGAACAGCGCAAAACATCAATTTTAGCTTGATAAAAAGTAATTAAATCATCGTGCTTAATCATAAAGTTACCACCTCTAAAACTATTGATAAATTGCGCGTAACATTCTTAGTTGATTTGTTTGTAAAAGCAGAGCCAATGAAAGGCAAATCCATTAAGAGAGGAACACCCGAAACGGTATCAGTTAAAGTGTCGGAGACTAAACCCCCTAAGACAACACTGTGACCACTTTTAATGTTAAGTGAAGTGTTAATACTCCTTTTATCTGTGATGATGTCAGATGCCTGTAAATCATTGCTGATAGAGCTTAATTCCTGAGAGATATTAACGACAATATTATTATCATTAATAAAAGGCTGAACTTTTAAAATAAGCCCAACATCTTGACGCTCAATAGTTTGATAAGGATTACCCGTATTAGTGCCACTAGTAACAGTTGAACCCGACAAGAAAGGAACATTTTGACCTATATTTATAGCACCTTGCTCTCCATGCAAAATAAGTAATTGAGGCATTGATTTAATATTTACATTATCAGTTTTATCAACGATAGAAAGAGCAGCATCAAAGCCAACACTATCAACTAATAGAGCGAGTGAATCATCTAGTGACCGAGTGTGATTATTGCCGAAAGAAGTTTTCCCAATGTGGAACAACCACTTTACCCCTAAATCAAATAAATCAGTATCTACTGTTTCGATAATAGCGACTTTTATTAATACTTGAGGAATAACACTATCAAGGCGAGTAAGGATAGGAACAAGGTGCTTATGAACATAACGGGGCGCAGTAACTAAAACAGAACGTCCAGAAAATAATGACTCAATAGAAAAATCCTTACGTTTAGAATCAACCTTTTTTTCTTTCGTTTGAGGTTTATTTATTTTAATCAACTGCTGAGTAATTGCGCTTAAAGTAGGAATTAAATTATCAACGTGCTTACCCGAGATATTTTTAAAATCATAAAAGCTAGTAATCATATCAGTAGGTAACAAATTAACTTTAGACTTATAAACACGCAAAATATTATTTTCTTGCTTATAAGTTAACCCTTGAGAATGTAAAACCCCCTCAAAAAGATCGTAAAGATTTCTTGATTTAACACCTGAACGAGCAAATACAAAAACAGAACCATCAATATCTTTATCTAAAATAATAGTCTGACTAGTTGTATCAGCGAACCATGAAATAAATTGATTTAAATCTTTTCCAACAATATTTAATTCATAATCAAGTGCAAGAGAATTAAAAGAGATCAATAACATTAATAAAATTTTTTTCATTAGAAAACACCGCCAGATTGTAAATTTTGACCATTATTATTTGGAATATTAGTTTCATTAAGAGAGTGATCAAAGAACCCATTTTCAACAAAATCAAGGCATAGATTTTTATCAATATTAAATTTTGTTGCTTGCTGCGTATAACAAGAACAATTACTAAAAGTTGGTGTGATAACTGTCTTATAGCAAGTTAATTCAGGGTAATGAATAGGCTTTCTTAAATTCTTATAAACTAAAGAATTATAAGGGTTAGAATTCGATTGGGGCGCGTTACCGTTCAGGGCTGCGCTTTCCTGAATCGGTAAAGCTTTTGTACTTTTTATTGTTTCTGTTATTGGTTCATCAGATGAAAAAAGGTTAAAAACAACATAAATACTATAAACAACAGCAGCAAGAGCAAAAGGCAAAACCAAAACTATTTTAGGTAATTTAAATTTATGCGTATGTCCAACCGCAGAACGATAAACACCAAAAAAACGCTTATCATTTTTAACCCTACTTTTTTGTGCTGATTGTTTATCGTGGTAATCGTCAGGATTATGAACTTTTGACCATTCCAAACGGCTAGTAGTTTTAGAGTTAAAAGGTCTGTAAAAGTGTACGTGTGTTCCAGCTAAACGCCTTGCATGAACATCAATAAAGTTAGCTGACTGAGTAACTAAATAAACATCAAATGCTGAGTGCCTATGCCTTTCAAATGCTGTTATGTACTCAGGCGCTTTTTCCTTTGTTCTAACTGGAAAATATTCTTGCGCCTCATCACAAACAAAAATCGAGGTAGGTTCTAAAGTATGCCAATTTTTAACATCGTCAACTTTTGTCCAATGAAAATTATATTTTTCAAAAAGACTAAAATCTAATTCTTGATTGTATTCTTTAGCATCTTTTACAACAGAATCAATTAACACTTTCCAGTGGTGAGGTGCTACACGATTAACAACGCTAAACCAAAGGGCAAAAGCATCATGCTCTTGTTCAAATGGTACTTGTAAATAAGGAAAATCTTGTAATTCAACAAGCCGTCTGTATTTGGTTTCTATAACATCAACACGCTTTTGTATAAATGTTCTTTCTTCGGGCTCTAATTCATGCAAATAAACGCTATAAAAGTAAGCTTGAAAGGTTTGGCAATATTCAAAATCAAGTAAATTACAAGGAATGTTGTAATAGAACAAAGGACGTTTAAAATTCGCCTTATTACTAATGATCTCTTTTAAAGTATTAAGGGTTTTGCCGCCCCCTGGTAAACCTGTAATTATATATAACATTAGCCTTTAAACACTCCATTAATGATACTTGTATCTGCTGGAGCTTTCCAAGCTGTAGTAGTACGCTGACCGCCAGAAGTAACACCCATATGTATTAAACGAACCGAAAAAACCGTTAATAATATATTGAACGCTTTATCAACACCCAAAAGACCAAGCATGCCTAACATGTTTGCAGGTAAACCATTAAAATTCGCTT